TATTGATACACAATGTAAAAAATTAGCACTTGTCAAATACTTTGAGGGTCTTTCAGGTTAAATATACCTACTGTGGTAGTGTAAAATATTGCTACACAATTAATTTTTTTGACTGTTTCCCAACTAGGCAGGATGCCATTGATGGAACTAATAGACTTAAATTTAAAAAACAATTTTATGATTTACTATGGACATATCGGCTAACGACCTAACTAAATGGGCAAAGAAAAATTTAGAATATATTGGGTACAGGCTTAACAGAGTAAACAATATACCATACGGAAAACGCAAAGGAACAATACAAAAAGGATGGGCAGACCTGCAAGGTTACACATCAGAAGGAAGGTATGTTGCAATTGAAGTAAAAAAAATAGGTGATAAGTTAAGTGTTGAACAAAAAGAAAGATTAGAAGATATCCATAATTGTCAGGGATTAGTATATATTTGTACTGAAAAAGATAATCAGCCTGTACTAATTGAATGGACAAAAATAAAATTATAGAGCAATATTGGCTTAATGATGAAGTCAATCAGGCATTTGCAAAGATGCAGCCTGAAGAATTGCAATATGATTTGAAGGTAGAAGTATTTATGGTTCTTTTAGAAATGGATGATGCGAAGTTGGGTGGACTATACGAAAGAAATGAAATTAGATTTTACATAGTTAGAACTATGCTAAATATGATTAAATCTGATAGAAGCCAATTTTGGAAAAAGTACAGAAACTATACAGAATATAGTGGGAAGGAAGTTGCAGAGGTAGAAAATGAAAGTGTAATTGATGTAATGGAACAGGGGATTGAAAAACTACATTGGTATCAAAAAGAAATATTGAGGTTATATACTTTTGATTTTAATAAGAACGCAAAGGAACTAAGCAGACAGACAGGGATACCTTATATGTCAATTATTAGAACCTTGAAACAAACTAAAACTGAACTAAAAAAACACATACGGAAATGATTCAAATTATTTTAACTAGCATATGTGCATCATTATTTTTTAATACTATCCACAACCTACATCGTAAATGGGGAATCAACTTCAAGCCTTTCAGTTGCGGAAGTTGTTTGGCTTCATGGATTGCAGTTGTATTATATTTCACACCTGAACTGATTTTAAACATAGCTAGTGTTTTATTCATATCAGGTTTTTTGGCATCTATTGTAGAAACTTTAATATATAAAATATGGAACTAGAACATAGGGATTTTTTAAATCAACACATCAATAATTATGAAACTGCTCAAAGTGGTTTTCTTAGGAATTTAGATTTAGGTATAATGAAAATGTATGAGCATATATACAGAAAATACATAGACCCTAATTTTATTTTGACTATTTGGTGCGGCAATTGTAGAATGGATATGGTATTAAGACTATATAAGTATTATGATAAAGTATTAGATGAAGATTTAAATATGATACAAAAACAAATTATAGAACCAAAAAAGCGTGGTCGCAAACCAAAGACAAATGGCTAATTTTATACATCCAACTGCAATAATAGGGGACAATGTTGTACTAGGGGACAACAATTACATAGGTGCTTATTGTATTATAGGCGACCCTGCAGAACATAAAAAGTATTGGGGTAAGCAAAAAGGTAATGTAATTATAGGTGATAATAATATCATTACAGGATTAGTTACAATAGATGCAGGTACTGAAGATATTACTTATATTCAGGATAATTGTTTTATAATGAAACACGCACACATAGGACACGATTGTACAATTTTTAATAATGTTACAATAAGTTGCGGTGCAAAGATTGGTGGACATTCTATTATAGAAGAAAATTCAAACATAGGATTAAACGCAGTATTGCATCAGTTTACACATATTGAAGAAGGTTGTATGATTGGAGCAAGTGCATTTATAAAAGGTAAGACAGAACCATTTACAAAATATGCAGGAGTTCCTGCAAGAAAATTAGGACAAAATAAACCTAGATGAACGCAGTAATATATTTAAACTATCAAAGTAGAAACTTTGAAACTTTGTTTCATAACATTAAAAATGCAGGTAAGCATATAGACTTAATCAGCATTGTAGATGAAACAGGTATTGCTTATGCAATCAATAAAGGATTGATGCAATTAAACAATTTTGATTATGTTACGATTATGGGAAATGATATACTAGAGCCTGATAATTGGTTAGTAAGTAGAAATGAATTTATGCAGGATAAAACAATTGGCATATGTTCAACACCATTAGCAGGATTTGATGGTGATTCATTAGATTTAATTGGGAACTTTACAATATCCAAAGAAACAATAAACAGGTTAGGTGCATTTAATGAGGAACTAGACCCATATGGAGCAATAGACTTAGACTACTGTACTAGATGCAGGGCATCAGGATTACATACAAAGTTCATCCCATTGACTAAAGCTACTCATATTGAACAGAATGGTAGTGATGCTTATGGATATAACAAAATGGATTTAGTTAAAAAGACTTGGGATTTGCATAATAAAAATGTATCTGATTATTCAAATGGAACTAAAGCATATTATATCCCTTTATGAGAATACTAGCAATTACAAATAAATTTAGTGGGGTTGGTTATCATAGGATTATGATGCCTTTGGTTAATATGCGCAAAGACTATTGTATGATAACAGATACAATCAATGAGGCAGTATTTGATAATAATTATGACATAGTTTTATTTAATAGGTTCTTAGCTTCAACAGATGCTAAACTATTAGTAAAGATGAAGATAAAATATAACTTCAAACTGATAGTAGATAATGATGACTATTGGGTTTTACCACCTTCACACGTTCTTGCACAAAGATATAAAGAAAGTAATATAGCAGAAATTATTACAGAGTATATGAAGGTGGCAGACCTATGCACCTGTACGCACGAAAGATTGGCTGAAGAAATATATAAGTTAAATCCTAATGTAGAAATAATTCCTAATGCTTTACCATATGGTGAAGAACAATTTCAGGATAATAAATTAGAATCTGATTTGGTTAGATTATTTTGGGCAGGTTCAGGTACTCACGTTCCTGACTTAGACATTCTTAGGAATCCAATGAAGAAGATTAATTTCCCTGTAAGAACAGTTATTGCAGGTTATAATCTAGGGGAAAAACATTTGTGGGATAGGATGATTGGAGTATTTACAAACGGATTAAAGCTGAACCCAACTATCTATGACTATGCAGATGTTAGTAATTATATGGGTGCTTATGCTGATTCTGATATTAGTATAATCCCATTGGTAGAAAATAAGTTCGGTGCTATGAAATCAAACCTAAAGGTATTAGAGACTGCAGCAAAGAAAAACCCTGCTATAGTCAGCAACGTACACCCTTATAAGGATATGCCTGTATGCTATGTAAACAATCAACAGGATTGGTACAAATGGATTAAGCTACTGACCTTTGATGAAGCAGCTAGGATTGAATATGGGCAGAAGCTATTTGATTACTGCAATGCCAACTTTAACCTGCACACCATAAATAATAAAAGATTTGCTATTTATAATAAATTGATAGGTAATGCCGATACACAAATGTAGCAATGGTAAGTACAGGATAGGTACAGGTAGTTGCATATATGACACAGAAGAAAAAGCTGCTAAAGTATGGGCAGCAATTATAGCTAGTGGCAAATATGAAGAAACTTATAATGACTATCCTGAATCAGCTAGTAACAATGCAAAGAGGGCATTAAAATGGGCAGATGAAAATGGTTGGGGTGAATGTGGAACTGCAGTAGGTAAAGCTAGGGCAAACCAATTAGCGAATAAAGAAAACATATCTAGGGATACCATAGCTAGGATGGCATCATTCAAAAGGCATCAACAAAGTAAAGATGTACCATACTCTGAAGGATGTGGTGGGTTAATGTGGGATGCTTGGGGTGGTACTTCAGGCATTGAATGGGCAATAAATAAGCTAAAGCAAATAGATAAGTAATGGAATACCATATTCAATTTGGCAGATTCAGAATATCATTAGGGGTATTAACAGAAACAATACAACTAGGTATTTCAATAGGATATTCAGTAGATGAATTTGCACAATTACATAAGAGTTTAAACATAGGATTTGTATTCGTATCTTTAAACTTTATAATAATGAATGAAGAAACACACTAAACTATATTTAGATTACTTTGGGTATGGCATAGAAGATTTTATCCCTTGTGAATCTTGTGGTGCAAAGGCAGTTGACATACACCATATAGAAGCTAGGGGAATGGGCGGTGATAAAAAGGCAGACAATATAAATAATCTGATGGCACTATGTAGGCAATGTCATTTAGTTATGGGGGATACTAAGACACATATGGAATATTTAAAAAGCAAACATAAAGAGAAATTAAATGGCAAAAGGTAAAAGCGATTCATCCAAAGTTTCATTTGGTAAACGCAAAAGAGGACAAGCAAAGAAGTCTTATAACAAACATACACCCAAACCAAAACCATCAAGGGGACAAGGCAAATGATAATACTACCTGCACAAATAGAAGGCTTAACATCTAGAAAGGATAAGACCATTAAAGTTACCTTTGGCACACAGGAACTATCACCTGCTGATGCTGCACAGGTATTCCAACTAAATCAAAGATTCTGTTACATAGCTATCAAAGAAGAATCATTCCAACAGGATGAATTAGATAATTTAGATAGTATTAAGACAGACCTAGAATCAAACAAGACCCCATCACAAAGATTGAGGGGTATTTTATATATAAACTACCAACAGAACAACGAGGGGTACAAAGACTTTAGCACATACTACATAGCAAAAATGGAAGTACTATGTGAGCATTTTAAATCTAAATTGGATAAATAAACAGAACAATAACAGAATGAGCAAAGAACATTTGATACCATATGTAAAGGGTCAATCAGGTAATCCAAATGGCAGACCTAGAAAATATGTCAGCCTATTAAAGGAACAAGGGTATAAGCTATCAGAAATAAATGATAGCATTCAGGCTTTGATGTCTATGGATGAAGAAGAACTTAAATCAGTAAGCACAAATGATAAAGCAACTGTACTAGAAAAGACAATAGCAAAAGCCATATTAAAATCTATGAGCAATGGTAGCCTGTATTCATTGGATACCTTGTTAACTAGAGTATATGGAAAACCAAAGGAGCAGATGGATATAAAATCAGATAATAAAATAGAGGTTGTTTTTGTGAATGGTAAAACCATTTTATAATGCGCATAGAATTACCAACCCCACATTATAATCAAGAAAAAATCCTAGAATGTGAAAAAAGATTCAGGGTAGTTATGTGTGGTAGAAGATTTGGTAAATCAGAACTATCACAGGTACTTTCTGTTACATATGCCGTTAAAGGTCTTTCAGTTGCTTATATTACCCCTACTTATGGATTAGCTAAGGTTTTCTTCAGTAAGCTGACAGAATCCCTAGAATTGCCTAAAAACAAGTCTGATTTAAAAATAGACTTCCCTAATGGTGGGCAGGTAGAATTTTTCACAGGTGAAAGATTAGATAACCTAAGAGGTAGAAAGTTCCATTTGGTTATTGTAGATGAAGCATCCTTTATCCCTGACCTAGAAGCAGGATGGCAAAATAGTATTAGACCAACCCTGACTGACTATAAAGGTAAGGCAGTATTCCTATCTACCCCTAGAGGGAAAAACTATTTCTATAGCCTGTTTATGAAAGATGGTGAACAGGATTGGGCATCCTTTAAATTCACTAGCTATGATAACCCATTCATAGACCCAAAAGAAATTGATGAAGCTAGGATGCAACTGCCAAACGTAGTGTTTGAGCAGGAATATATGGCTAACCCTTCAGAGAATAGCGCAAACCCATTTGGGAATAAATTTATACAGGATTGTATCAAGCCAATTAGCAACCAACAAATAGTTGCTTTTGGTATTGACCTTGCAAAGTCTGTTGACCATACAGTAATCATAGGTCTTGATAATGCAGGGAATGTGGCTTATTTTGACAGGTATCAAATGGATTGGCATAATACTAAGGAGAATATAAAAAGGCTGCCTAAATGCCCTATATTGGTGGATAGTACAGGTGTAGGAGACCCTATCTTAGAAGACTTACAAAGGGAAGGCATTGCAATAGAAGGTCTAAAGTTTACGAGTTCAAGTAAGCAGCAACTTATGGAAGGTCTTGCAACTGCCATACAACAACAAAAGATAGGATTTCCTGAAGGCGCAATCACAAATGAACTGCAAGTCTTTGAGTATCAGTTCACATCTAATGGAGTTAGGTACTCTGCACCATCAGGTTTTCACGATGACTGTGTTATGGCATTGGCTTTAGCTTGGAATAATTTTAATATGAAAAGGGGTTCAGGCAGGTATTCTATGATGTAATTACCGTTCATCAGCTTTATTTACCGTTCATCACAAAGTTTAAAAATAGTTTACAAAATGTTTGGAATGTGTATATATCTTGACATATCTTTGATTTATCAAAAACACCAAACTATGACAAATTTTACATTGAAATTCGGAAAGTACAAAGGGATGCAATTTTTAAGCACACCTGTTTCTTATCAAAATTGGTTATTAGCACAGGATTGGTTTAAAATGCCTGTTGCTTTAACTGAAATGCAACAAGCACAAAAAAGAGTTAGTAATTGTGCTAACCAATTAAAAGGTTGGAATGGCTATTCAAAAGCAGGTGCAGTAGCATATGATAATATGTTTGAAGCTGAAAAAGCTATGGATGCTGCTTATTACAATGATTCTGACCCATCTTCCCCTAGATGGAATGGCGAATATAACTTTTTATAACCCATCAAGAAGTCAGGGGTGCGACTGAACAACGCACATTTTATTATGAAAAATATATCAATTAAAGAACAATTAGCAGGTAAGAAAATCTTTCTAGTTAAAGATTGGAGCAATAACATTCTAGGTGCATTTATCTATTATGGTGAGGCTTGTGAATTTGCAAGTAAATGCGAAAAAGAA